CAAGAGTATTATTATGTGTTATCAGATTCGCTTAAAGAAGCCATTCAAGCAAAAGTAGTCAGAAAAGGTATTGAAGGTATCCAAGACCTCTTCTCAGATGACCCAGTGCAAGTCACAATGCTTAAACTGTATAACTTACGCTAAAACTATTCTTTAGGCTCCACGCCCTCTCTACGCGCCTTACAGCGGTGATATGAAGTCCTTGCTCGCGCATTATACTGCTTACGATAATTTTCATCCGTTGCACGACGAAATTTCTGATACTCATTGTGATAAGCCTTATGAGCATCATACTCTTCCTGAGTCATGTTGTCATAATACTCTTTCCAATTTTTCCTCGTCAAAGCACGATGCCGCTTCTTGAATTCCTCGTTACCATGATACATCTTGCTCTGATAAGCAGCACTGTATTCAATCTGCTTCTGACGTTTAACAGGGTCTGATGCATAACGCTGCCTAGACCTTTCAGCCTCACATACACGACAATATGTGCTAAAATATCCCTTGGTAACATTGAAATAAGTGTTCTCCAAAGTCTTCTCAACTTTACAATTTCTACAATCTGTTTTCATGATTTTATTTATCAAAATACTACCAACATACTAAATACCCTACACACAAAAAAATCAAGGTATTTTTATGTCAGATGAAAATGAGGATAAGGTAAAAAAGCCTTATGTTTCAAGAGTTAAGAGAAAACATACGACGTATGTTAACAAAATTTATGTCTTGAACGATGAAAAAGCAATTGAGGGAATCTTAAATCCCACTAATCGTCCATTAGAAATTACTCCTGACAAAGATACTTTAGATGATATAGAAATGATGTGTAAACTTCATTCTACTGAACAGGAAATCTATAATATTCTTGGGGTTACAGAGAATACTTGGATTACTTTTAAAAACAAATATCCAGAAGTTCAACATGCAATGGAAAGAGGAAAGTCTGCTGGAAGACTTTCATTGCGTCATAAACAATTTCAAATGGCTATTGAACAAAATTCTGTTCAAATGGCTATCTGGCTTGGTAAACAATATCTTGGCCAAACTGATAAAACACAAACTGAAAACAATGTTAATCTACAAGTTCTCAAAACCATTATGGATTTGGAAGAAGATACTCCAATAACTATTTCAAATAATAATTCAAATGGTAATAGTAACGATGAATAATAATACTTTGCCCAAAGATATTAAACTTAATGTTTCATCATTGAAACAATATGCAATACAACTTCAACGAGAGTTAGCAGAGTATAAGGGACTCTATGGGACTCTACCATCTAAAGTTGCACCAAAGTATTGTTTAAGTAATCAAGAAGAATTAGCCAAAGTATATAATGAACAATCCTCCTAATCTTGAAATATTAAAAAAACTCAAGTTTGATTTTCCATATTTTGCAAGGAATGCTTTGCAAGTAAAGGATAAGTCAGGCAAGCTTGTAGCATTTGATTTGAATCGTTCGCAAATGTTTGTGCATGAAAGATTAGAAGCACAAAGAAAAAGAACTGGTAAAGTAAGAGCCATTATTTTAAAGGCTCGTCAAGTAGGATGTTCAACATACATTCAAGGACGATTCTATCATAAAATTTGTTATGCTTCACAACAATCCTCTCCTCAAGCATTCATCATGACTCATGCTTCAGATTCTACTAATGCTCTATTCAGCATGACAAAGAATTTTGCAGAGTGTCATTCAGTTATTGGCAAACCAACAATTGATACAAGTAATGCTAAAGAATTAAAATTCATGGAGAATAAAGGTTCATACAAAATTGGAACCGCAGGAGCAAAAGAAGTTGGAAGAGGTATGAACAACCAATACTTGCATCTATCAGAAGTTGCATTCTGGGAAAATGGTGCAAGCCATGTTTCAGCATTGATGCAAACCGTTGGTGATGACCCCGGCACTGAAATCATTATTGAATCAACTGCAAATGGTATGGGTAATCTATTCTATGATTTAACCATGTCGGCAATTGATAATAAGAACAACTTTGAAGTTATCTTTATGCCATGGTTCTGGTATGAAGGTTATGCAACAGTTCCTCCAAAAGGTTGGCATAATAATATTCCTCATGCTTGGCAAGATTATGGTGCACAATTTCAATTAAACTATGCTCAACTATACTGGGCATTTGAAAAGAATGCAATCATGGCCGCAAGTATTGGAGCATCATATGATGAACCATGCTGGACATTTAGACAAGAGTATCCATGCACATTGGCTGAAGCATTTGTTTCAAGTGGTAATAGTTACATTCCTCCACATTTGGTTGCAAAAGCAAGAAAACCTGAAGAGGAAGTTTTACCTAATGGTCCGCTCATTATTGGAGTAGACCCTAGTAGAAATAAAGATAAGACAGGCATTATTAGTAGACGCGGTAGAAGAATGGGTAAAGAGATTTGTATAAGACTTGACCCAGAAGGTTCTACAGAATATGTGTCACAATATGTTGCACAACTTATAAGAGATTGGAATCCTAAGATGGTTAATATTGACGTAACCGGAGTGGGAGCAGGAGTATATGATAATCTATTAGCATGGGGCCATGGTCATTGTATCAATGCAGTAAATTTTGCAACCAAAAGTTCTATCAGGAATCCGGATGGTTCTCCCAAGTATGCTAATAAGAGAGCCGAAATGTATGGTGAAATGCTTGAATGGTTCAATCAGGATATGCCTGTTCAAATACCTGATGATGATACATTGCAAGCAGATATTTGTGCACCAGAATGGGGAAATGGCAAGACATCCTTTACAACCAATGGTTCCTTACAATTGGAAAGCAAGGATAAGATACAAGAGAGATTAAAGCGTTCCCCAGACCTCGGAGACGCTGCTGCATTATGTTTTGCAGTTCCTATTGAAAGTATGATGAGTTTCAATAATTCACCGGTTGCAATCACTAGAGGCAAACCTAAGAACAGTATGACAGGATATTGATATGAAAGAATCAAATGGATTCATTGTGGGATTGTTTGCTTTGAGCATGATACCGGATAATGAAAAGCAAGTATTTGAGCATATTTCAAAGTATTCCACCAAGGATATGAGGGAAGACTATGCTTATTACAAGTTAAATAAGACTGTCATCCCTGAGAATATGCTTCAACAATTTGAAGTATTTTTGAGTAATACAAAATCATTAATCAAGCATTTGGAAGCCAATTATGACCAAGAATAATAAAGAATTTGTTGTAGTAGATTCTCGTCCTACAGTAGGAGCATTGGCTTCCATCCCCGATACCCTTAATAATGATTGGGACAAATGGACTGATAGAATGGGTGATTCAGAACATTCTCAAAAAGAATTACTTGAATCTGTAAAACAATTACATGAATATATTGATGCCAAGGGTGATATTACTCATCTTATTGAGGATTCTATACTTGATGATATTGGTATGAAGGCTGTCAGAGAATGGGAACAAGATAAGGGTTCTATTACAAAGTGGAGAACCATGGCAGCGGATGGTTTGAAACTTGCCTCGCAAGATACTGGCAAGGATACTAATGATTCTGAATCCAATTTTCCATTTGAAGGTTGTTCAGATGTTCATTTACCATTACTCATTCAGGCTGCTCAACATTTTAATGCAAGAGTATATCCAGAACTCGTAAGAGATGGTGATACTGTTCAGGTGAAGGTTTTTGAGAAACCTTCAAAGAGTCCTGACCCAATGGATTTGTTAAAATTGACTGAGCCTCCTCAAGACCCTGCTCAACAACAAATGTTTCAAGCATATATGCAGAATCAAATGCAAGTTATTCAGAAGCAAGAGCAGATGGAAGAATTGCAAGCACAGGCAAAGAATGCTCGTGGTAAAAGAGTTGCTGATTATTTGAATTGGTATTTGTTTTATAAAACTCAAGGTGAATGGGAAAGTGATACAGATTTATTGTTAAATCAAATTCCTATTACTGGAATTGCTTTCAAGAAGGTTTACATGAGTCCGGATGGATTGAGAAGTGAATATATTTCTCCAATGCATTTGACTGTTCATAAAGATACAAAGTCCATGAATACTTGTCCTCGTATTACTCAGGATTATACAATGTATCCTTATGAAATACTTCAGGCACAATTGACTGATAGATTCCGTTATGTTGAATTACCTAATATGGGCAATGTCAATCAGGATGAAGAATCTCCAAGAGAGATTATTGAACAGTTTAGAATGATTGATTTGGACAATGATGGATTGTCTGAGCCGTATCTTGTTACGGTAGATACACAATCAAAGATTGTTTTAAGAATTGAACCAACATTTACTAAAGAAGATATTATTGTCAACAATAAGTTGAATCGTATTGGTATGATTAAAAAATGGAATGCATTTGTTGCTTTTCAATTCATGCCAGACCCTCAAGGTTCATTTTATGGAAGTGGTTATGCCAAATTATTGGCTCCAATGACTTCAAGTATTGATACAAGTATTAATCAATTGATTGATGCTGGAACCATGCAAGTGGCCGGTGGAGGCTTTATTGGTGGAGATGTTCGCTTCATGGGCACAGGACAGGCCGGTGCGTTGACACAG